AGTTGCATAGAACTTATTGTCCCCTGCAGAGGTCTTTGATATTGAAACAAGGTACTTGACCATACGCCAAACCGTTGCATCAAAGTTATCAATAACAGTTACGTTTTCAATACCGTTGATTGTATTTTCATTATTACCGTAAGAACCCAAATCTGTTGCTTGGGAAACTGCGGTATCGATTAAATCTTCATAGTTTTCTTGAGTAGGTCTATCTCCAGTTTGGAATAGACTCTTAACTGCTGGAATTGATACTTTAGCCATGTGGTAATTATATCACCCTTTTAATTATTTAATTAAAGAATATAGTTGCTGTAGCCAATTACCTGAAGTGGAATTCCTGGAGTATTGCCCAAACCAATACCCACAATTTGAATGGCTGAAAACTTAACTCTAAATGGTAACACCTCAGTTATTTTTGCAAAAGGATAATCTGCTAAAAATATTTTTTCTGTTTTGTTTTGTAGATTATCAAGTATTACTGCAGTGGCCATTAGTCTGTTACATCTTCAAGGATCTTCATGCTACCCTGGCAAACAGTCCAAACTCTTGTAGGGTCTGAAACCTGAATATCAAAGATGTCTCCTGTTTGTAATACATGTGATTCTTCTGATGTAAGCCAAACCGTAAATTCTCCAACTAAATCATCTTCATCTGCTCTTGGGTGTAAAGCCATAACAGTTACAGCATCATCAGTAATTACTCCAGGTGTAGAGTTTGGTCTTTTAATTTTCATATCAATAGTCCATTGAGACCCAGCACCTTTTAAAATTAGCGGAACTTTTGCGTCATCTGTTACATAAACTTTAAAGCCAGATGTATCTCCACGAACTACTGTCCAAAGTACTGTTGGTGGCTTATTGCCAATATCATATTGTCCTGATGCTTTACGAGTTGTTGCCATAATTAGATTATACCATTCATTAGGACAAACCAGCCTTGAGTGCTCCCCAAGTTCCATTTCCTTTTGCTTCTACAATAATTACACCATCTTCTCCATTTTTAGCAATAACTCCAACAGATGTGCCACCGTCAATTTGAGATGCAGAAAGACCGCCATCTGGAGAAACATAAACTGGATTTCCTACAATAAAAGATGGATTACTAAGTGGAACATTTTCAAGAACTCCAGCAACTACAACAAGACCTTCTGCATTATTTACAAGTGGTTGTTTTAATAAACCTAAAACAACACTATTTGTAGAAGGAATATATTTTCCAATTGTTGTTTTTGTAGTATATCCAGTTATGTAAACTGGACATCCTGTTGGTAATGTTTGTCCACTATTATTAATTACTGAAATTTGAAATGCTGAAAGTCCAAGAGGTGGTAAAACAATTTTTAATCTGTCTGCTAATGCTTTTATATCTCCATGAACATTAACTGGATCAGTTAATTCTGGAAAAGGTAAATTAAAAGTGCCATCATTAGTTGTTGCCATAATAAATAATTATACCACGCTTAAATTTGACTTTTAGGTTAAAAGTGGGTAAAATTATGTTATACTTAATACTAGACACCTACCAAGGTGTTATTGTTTTCTAAGGAGGAAACTATGATGAACGAGAAATTTAAAGAACAAGTAATCATTGGAATACTTACGGTGACTGGCATGTTTGCCGTTTTTTCAAATAATGCTAATGCAGTAACGGTTACATCAAATAATAAGAGTGAACAGGTGCAGCCCACAATAGCCCCTTCTGGGGCTTTTTTGGTTTCTAAGACAGCAAATCTTGGTAAACTTACAAAATATGTTAGTCAGGATTCTTTGACTGATAAAGAGTTAAAAGATCTTCTTTATCAAGTAGGGTTTCGTGGAAAGCATCTTTCTGAAGCCTGGGCAGTTGCAAAAAAAGAAACAAATGGTAGACCATATGCATTTAACAAAAATGGTAAAACTGGAGATAAATCATATGGATTATTTCAAATTAATATGATCAGAGATCTTGGACCAGATAGAATTAAAAAATTTGGTCTTAGTGATAATCAAGATCTGTTTAATCCAGTAATTAATGCACAGGTTGCATTTTGGATGTCTGGTGGCGGATTAGATTGGTCTTCTTGGCATGGACTTACTGCCAAAACAAAAATGTGGATTAAAAAATTTCCAAATTAATTTAAAGGGTGCAAAAATATTTGGGCAGTTATTCTAAACTGATTTCCTTTTACTGGAGTTGTTCCATGAGCAAATCCAGAGTCATTTATCATACCCATATTAAATGATGGTAATACAGCATTCCATGTTTTAGTGTTTGGATCTTGCCAATTAAATAAACCACCTTGATTATATGACCAAGATCTATTTAAATATACGGTAATTGCTTTACTGTAAACATAATCTGTGTGTTGTGGAATATAAGAATTTTTTGTCCAAACATATACCAATGCTCCACCAGTATCTTTTAGTTGTTTGTGTTCTTTTGGATTAAATATATTTTTTTCTTCTAAATCATTTTGAATTCTTATTGATAAATTTTGTGGAACCTCTATACATATAACTGCCGTACTATCCTCAACAATATCTGAAGCCCAAGCATAATTTGTCCATATCTTTAAATTTGGACCATGGTATTTTGAAGTAACAACATTATTTCCTAAAAGAAATAAATCATCTGCTAAATTTTCAGAAAAAACATCTTTATATTGTTTCAATGCAACCAACTAACAATAGAATATCTTACACCACTTGTAACTTTTTTTACTGAATGGTTGTAAACATATGTTGATGGAAATATTATTAATTCATTTGCATTTGGCTTATAATTAATGCCAAATCTACTAAATGTTATTTCGCCACCCTCATAATCATCATTAACATAATAAGAACATGACATTCTTCTTAAATATGTTTGATTATCATCTTGATGATCGTGAAAAAAATGACCTTTACCATATCTTAAAATATTATACATATCATGAAATACTGTCTCTATTCCAAAAATAGATTTATAATGCTCTTCTAAAGGATGTAATGCAGAATAAATTCTTGTTCCAACATTGTTATGAAATGCCTCCATGGGCGATCTTGGATCTTCATTAATAAATTTTGATTGCTCATAAGGTATTCCATATGCTTGTAAACTTCTTATATTGTGATCAACTGTGCTTTTTCCTTCTTTTAAAATATATGGGTCATGCCAATTTAATCCATCTAAACCAGAATTCATTGCCTCTTCAAATTCAGGAATAAAAGTTTCAGAATTTTCTAAAACATTACTATAAACAATAATTCCTGTTGCAAGTTCTTTTGTTTCCACTACCATTTTCCTAACGGACAAGTTGCCTCATCAAGTTTTACTTTAGCAGCCATAAAACATCCACACTTTTTACATTGAATTGTAAGTTTAGTTAATTCTGGACAAGACTTACAAATATCTAATCTTGATTGTGCTTTTTCAGAAAGTGCTTTTGGTTTATTTGGATTAATTAAATCTAAAGGAGTAGTTTTTCCTAAATTTTGTTTATATTTTTGCCAAGGAGTTAATTCTTCTGACATTTTATTCAATTTCAAATCTAGGATTGCTTTGAAGTGCAGCAATTATTGCATCTAGTTGTGGGCTAAAAAATCCTTGAACACATTTTACTTCTGCATCAACAATAAATGCAAATATTGTCACATTTGGATTTTTTGTATTTGTAATAAAGTCTAAATCTTTTCCATTTTTTAAAAATTCATTATTTTCATATTTCATTCCTATTGAAGGAAGATAATCTAAATTACTAACATTTACAATATCGCAATTATTGGACACTGCGTCTACAAAACCAACATAATTTTTAGCATTATCACCTATTGTAATTGATGCTGCTAAATCATTTTCTACATAAACTCTTACCAATTTACCCATATTTTTCCCCTTTATTAAAAGTATATCACAACTTTGATTCTGGACCTTCCCAAACTAACATTTTTTTAGTAAAGAAATTGTCATAAGGTTCACAATTGATAGAAATTTTAGTCATTTCAATATCTACAATTTCCACAACTTGAATAGGAACCCAACTATTTTCTTCTGAAGAATATCTTTCATATGTAGTATCAATTTCATTTGACTTAACAAATGACACGATTCCATTTTTTCTTGCAAGAATCCAGTGAGTTCTAGAGAATAGATCTCCATCAATATAGACAAAGACATTATCGGTATGTGAACTTAGGCTAACAATTTCTGTTTCAACAATTTGTGACAAATCAATATTTTCATCTGCAGACCAAGTTCTCCAGTCCCCAGAAAAATCTCCAAGATTTACAGCCATAAGTTTGTCTCCAACCTTAAGTTCTCCTGCTGGCTTACTTGAAATTGGTTCTCCAGGAATTGTTGAAAGCATAACCTGCGTATTAAAGTTAATTGAGAAAGTATTAAATGCAAATGCTGGCGCTCCTACAGGATTTACCCCTACAGGATTAACTGGGGATACTGTATCTGGAGTAACAGGGTTTACAGGGTTTACAGGGTTAACAGGGTTAACGCTTGCTGGAGTGCAACTTCCATCTGCAACCGAACCACATGAACTTCCAGGACATCCATTTGCATCATAATAA